GGATATGAACCGCAAGCTCAACTTTGGCACACCTTCACAGTCTATTCCTAGCGAGTTTTGCTATAACGGGGTAGATGGTAATGGTGACACAAAGGTTGATTTATTTCCCGTCCCTAATGGCGTGTATACATTGTTGTTTGACCTAATCATCCCACAAGCCAATCTGTCTGCTGATGGCACTTCAGTTAAGGTTTTGGACTATTTGGTGACTCAGAGTGCTTATGCTCGTGCTTTGATTGAGCGTGGTGAAGATGGTGGAACAAACTCTACTGAGGCTTATGCTCTGTTTAGAGGGATGCTCTCTGACGCTATTGCGATGGAGTCCACTCGTTATCCTGAAGACAACTTTGTGGCGGTCTAATGGCAGGACAACTACAAAGTTACAGTCTCTCAGCACCAGGCTTTTATGGCCTGAATACTGAAGATTCTCCCCTTGATTTAGGGGCTGGCTTTGCTTTGGTTGCGACTAATTGCATCTTGGATCAGTATGGTCGTATTGGTGCTAGAAAAGGTTGGTCAAGGGTTAACTCTTCCTCTGGTGCTTTGGGTGCTAATGATGTTGGCGTTATCCATGAATTAGTCCAGACTGACGGGACTCTTACAGTTCTGTTTGCTGGCAACAACAAAATATTCAAACTTGGCACTTCTAATGCGGTGACTGAGTTGACCTATGGTGGTGGCGGTACTGCTCCCACTATCACGGCATCTAACTGGCAAACTGCCTCCTTGAATGGAATTGCATACTTTTTCCAAACAGGTCACGATCCACTCATTTATGATCCCGCTATAAGTACAACTACTTATCGCAGAATATCCGAGAAGTCAGGCTATGTAGCTACTGTTCCGCAAGCAAACATCTGCATTTCAGCATTTGGTCGTTTGTGGGTCGCCAATACATCTACTGACAAAACAACTATTACCTTCTCTGATCTGATTGCAGGTCATGTATGGGGGGGTGGTACTTCAGGCTCATTAGATGTCTCCCGTGTGTGGCCTAATGGCGCAGATGAAGTCATGGGCTTGGCAGCTCACAATGATTTCTTGTTTATCTTTGGTAAACGACAGATTCTTGTGTATTCTGGTGCTTCTACACCCGCATCTCTTGTTCTAAGCGACACAGTAGGCTCTATTGGGTGCATAGCAAGGGATACCATACAAAGTATTGGTACTGACGTTGTTTTCTTGTCAGACTCAGGTGTTCGTTCACTAATGAGGACTATTCAAGAGAAGTCTGCACCTTTGCGAGACTTGTCTAAGAATGTTCGTTTTGACCTTGCATCTTCATTAGCAAGCGAAACATTGGCTAATCTGAAGTCTGTTTACTCAGAAAAAGAAGCCTTTTATCTGCTTGTTTTACCTGCATCTTTCCAAGTTTACTGCTTCGATACCAAGCAAACATTGCAAGATGGCGCTTCCCGTGTAACCAAATGGGACTCAATTGCTCCTACTTCTTTACGTTCTTTGCGTAATGGCGACTTGTATATTGGTAAAAATGGCTATATCGGTAAGTATGGAACTTATCTTGATGACACAGTAACGTACCGATTTGCGTACTACACAAACAATGCTGACTTGGGAAACCCTAACCAGATTTCTATTCTGAAGAATATTACAGCCATTGTGATTGGTGGCTCTGACCAGTTCTTAACTATCAATTGGGGCTTTGACTATTCTGGTGCTTATCGTGCCGAGAACGTCTATATCCCATCACAGACAAGTTACGAATATGGCACTGCTGAATACAACATTGCTGAATATACAAGTGGTGTGCCAATTAAGACGTTAACAGCAAATGCTTCTGGTGCGGGAAAGATTGTCCAGACAGGGTATGAAACAACCATTAAAGGTGTTTCTTTTTCATTGCAAAAGATTGAAATTCAAGCCAAAGATGGCAAAATTGGATAAGAGGTAAATCATGTCAAATTACACCAAAACCACAAACTTTGCGTCAAAAGACAATTTGTCTCCTGGCAATCCTTTAAAGATTGTTAAAGGTGCTGAGATTGATACAGAGTTCAACAACATTCAGACTGCTGTTGGCACTAAAACAGACAATGCTTCTGCCAATATTACTGGTGGTTCTATTACTGGTATTACCGATCTAGCCGTTGCTGATGGCGGTACTGGTGCTTCTACGGCTACTGCTGCTTTGAACAACCTCTTGCCTACGCAAACAGGTAACGCAAACAAATATCTCCAAACTGATGGCACTAATGCAACATGGGATGCAGTAAGCCTTTCTACTTCTGACATTACTGGCACTTTGCCCGTAGCAAATGGTGGTACTGGTGTAACTTCATCTACTGGTACTGGCGCAGTTGTTCTTTCAAACAGTCCTACTTTGGTGACTCCCGCATTGGGAACTCCTGCTTCTGGTACGGCTACTAACCTAACTGGTCTGCCGATCTCCACAGGTGTTTCTGGTCTTGGCACTGGTGTAGCGACTTTCTTGGCTACTCCATCATCTGCTAACCTAGCTTCTGCCGTAACAGATGAAACAGGAAGTGGTGCTTTGGTATTTGCTAATTCTCCTACTCTGGTTACTCCCGCTTTAGGCACTCCATCTGCTTTGGTTGGTACAAACATCACGGGTACTGCTTCTGGTCTGACAGCAGGTAATGTTACAACTAATGCAAACTTAACAGGTGCAATCACCTCTACTGGCAATGCCACATCTCTTGGTTCATTCAGTTCTGCCAACCTTTTAGGTGCTTTGACTGATGAAACAGGAACAGGATCGGCAGTATTTGCTACTTCACCTACATTGGTGACTCCTATCCTTGGAACACCTACTAGCGCAACCTTAACAAATGCTACAGGGCTTCCAATCTCTACTGGTGTGTCAGGTCTAGGAACAGGCGTGGCAACGGCTCTAGCGGTCAATGTAGGCTCTTCTGGCGCACCTTTGGTCAATGGTGGTGTGCTTGGTACTCCATCTAGCGGTACTGCAACCAACTTGACAGGCTTGCCTTTATCTACTGGTGTAACAGGAACTCTCCCTGTTGCTAATGGCGGTACAGGTCAGACAAGTTATACAGATGGACAACTGTTGATTGGCAATTCCACAGGGAATACGCTGACTAAGGCGACATTGACTGCGGGAACTAACGTCACGATTACCAATGCTGCGGGTGCAATTACCATTGCCGCATCAGGTGGTGGCGGTGGAACTCCAGGCGGTTCTACAACTCAAGTTCAATATAACAATGCGGGTGCATTTGGTGGTATCACAGGTGCTACTACTAACGGCACGGCATTGACTCTTGTTGCTCCCGTATTGGGAACTCCCGCAAGTGCTACTCTAACAAACGCTACTGGCTTGCCAATATCAACTGGTGTTTCAGGTCTTGGAACTGGTATTGCTACAGCTCTAGCAGTTAATACTGGATCGGCTGGCGCACCTGTTCTATTTAATGGAGCATTGGGTACGCCTACAAGCGGTACTGTAACTAATCTTACTGGTACTGCAAGCATTAACATCAATGGAACTGTCGGTGCTACTACAGCTTCTACTGGTGCATTTACGACGTTGAGTGCAACGCAATATGCAGAAGTAAACGGCACTTACCCCAAAATATATTTGGTTGAAACTGACGTTGCAGCCGATAACAAACAATGGTGGTTTGAGTCAAATGCTGGGGTGTTTCAAGCACGAGTATTAAATGACGCAGTAAGCGCAGCTACTACTTGGTTATCTGCCACTAGGTCAGGGGCTACAATTACACAATCAGTATTAAATGCTTCTACAGGTGGTAATGTCTACCAAAAGATAAACAATACTACTGTCACAGATGTCTCATCCACTGGTCTAGCGGTAACAGGTCTTGTAGATATATCAGCATCAACATCAGGCCAGATTAAGTTTCCTGCAACTCAAAACGCATCTACAAACGCTAATACGCTAGATGACTATGAAGAAGGTACTTTTACTCCTACACTTACATTTGGTGGTGGCTCAACAGGAATAACAGGAACATTTGCGGGTGAATATATAAAAATTGGCAGACAAGTTTTTGTATCTTTTTATATTGGATTAAGTAACAAAGGCAGTTCATCAGGTGGTGTAAGTTTAGGGGTTTTCCCATTCACTATTACTGCACCAAATAGTCAGTATGGATTTGCAAATGTTCAGATATTTAACCAAGCAAGTGCTTTTTCTGCTGGTATTCAAATCAATACATCTGGAACTACATCTGAATTGAAAAAAACAGGAATTACAACAGA